CGCTGAGGATGTCGCCCTCAGCCGCGCCCTCATCAGTGGCCTGTTCGGTCTCACCGAGGGCTTCTTTCACGGCGGCTTTAATCATGTCGCCGAGTTCGTCCGCGCCCATCTTCATGCTCTTGGCGGCAGCGGGAGCGGTGCGGGTGTTTGTCTTTTTGGTAGCCATTTCTGGTTCCTCCTTGTTAGTTAAAATGTGATTTCGATGGTGGGCTTGCTCTTGGTTTCGGGGGTCTTCTTAGGCGGTGGTGCAGCCTTGCGCCGCAGTCCGCCCTTCGGCGGCGGTGCGCTCTTTTCTCCCTGCTGGGTGCCGTCTGCTTCTTTGATGATGGCTTTGAGCAGCTTGACCGCACCCTCCATCGTGGTACAGGCTTCTTTCAGGGATTTCAGACGTACCGTGCTGATTTTGCGCCCCTCTTTCAGGTCTTTGGCGAGGTCATTCATCATCTGGGTCGCTCGGTCGGCGGTCTCGGTGGCCTTGTAGCCGGTGACGACCGCTTTCGGGTTCATGGCCCATGTGACGATGGAAACCTCCCACAGCTTGACCTCGCGCAGGTGGCGCACTCCGTCCTCCTTGTCGTAGTCAAAGGTCACCGGGTCGTAGCCGATGGACATCTCGTTCAGCACCTTGTCGCGCAGAAGCGTCTTGACGTCCTTGCCCATCGTCGTCTCGCTGATTTTGCCCTTGATGTAGAGGCCGTGCGCGTCCTCGCGCAGTTCGAGAGGCTTGCCGATTGGCAGGTCGTAGTCATTGTGTTGGGCGAGAATTTTCACCCTTTCCGTACCTTCGGCGATTGTCTTCGTGAAGGCTCCCGGCTCTATGACGTCACCTCCGCTGTCCACATTGCCGAAAACGGCAGCGTAGCCAGAGAAGATGCCCTGCTCCTCGTCAAAATCTTCTAACTCAAATTTCAGCGTCTTGTACTCGGTTTTGCGGCTTTTGGCCTTGACGCCTTTTTCGAGTGACGCCTCCCACGCTTCCAGCCCGACCTTCTCGTCGTAGTAGCGCGGGGTTTCGTTCAGGTGTGCCAGCGCGATTTTTGCCGTTTTGATGGGGTCGTCGTCGGTGAGGTTGGTGACGGTGCTGACCGTCCCGTGTTCCAGTTCGACGTTCATCCCGCGCAGGAAGTCCTCGGCGGTATAATCGACGGCGTCAAAGTCGACGCCGAGGGCTTTGGCGGCTTCGCTGGCTTGCTTTGTGGTGAATGCCATCTATTGCTCCTCCTTTCAAAATCCGCCGTATGTTAAGTAGCACCGGCAGTTGATGACCTCCGCCGCATCGTTGCATTCCGGGTCGCGCGGCCAGCGCAGTCCGTTGCTGAATTTGGCGTCGATGGGGACGGTCTCGCCGTTCAGGGCGACGTGGTTCGGGGTTCCGTTCTTCCCGTCGCGGGGGTCTTTCTGGGGGCGGTGGTGCCACGTCTTGGTGGTCGCGCCCGCCGTCCTCATCATGTCGTATTGCCCCGTGGTGAGGCTGGTTGTCGCCTCCTGCCGCGCTATCAGCTTGGCGCGGGCGGCGTTGTCGATTTCGGTCTCTTGCAGTATCATCCGGCTCATGGTCTGGGTGCTGTCGCCGTGAGCCAGCCCGTCGCTGACGATTTTAGAGATGCGGTCTTTCGTCGTTATCTGGACGTTCTGAACGCGCTGGCCTCCGTGCAGCTTGGCGGTGCTGACAAGTTCGGGGCGGTTGACCGCGCGGATGCCGTACAGCCTTTTTGCGCCCTCGGCTCCGGCGTCGTATGCCCGCCTCCAGAGCGGCTCGTATATCTTCTGCAGGGTGGTGTTTTCGTTCGCCCAGTCGATAAGGCCAGCGGTGAAGTTCTCCGCGAGGCTCTTTTGTGCCGCGGCGTCGAGCAGGTTCCACGCCTCGATATTGACGGTTCCGTCCGGGTTGAAGTATTCGCCAATCGGTTTCCACGCGTCGTTATCAGCCTTGGCGGTCGCGCCGAGGGCAGCGTTGATGCGCTTCATCTGCTCGCGGAAGAATTTCATGGTGGCAATCTCGAACACTGCGCCGTTTTCTCTGATGGCGGTGTCCTCAGCGGACGCGGCGGCTGTCAGGTTGATGCGCCGTCCGGCTGCTTTCTGCCCGTAAGCGTCGAGAAGTTCGATGATGTCCTCATCGGTGCCGTCTTCGACCTCGGCATCCGCTCCCTTTCCGGGGGCGTCCTCAATGACGACGGTATCCTGCGCGTCCTCGCTTTCGTCCGGCGTGATGTCGTACTGGGCGGCGGTCATCGCGTTGGTGACCGCGACGGGGTCTTCGTCCTCTCCGATGAACACGTCGCTGAATGTTCCCTTGTAGACGCGCCCGCCCGTGGTGGCGGGGGCCGTGTCGAGAAGCTCACGCGCCTCGTCTTTGAGGAGCAGTCCAGCGTTCCAGCCCTCGATGCCCTTCATCTTGTCAAACTCTTGGTTGCGCGGCACGATGTCGTCGTACCGCCAGAGGAGGTTCTCTCCGAACGGCGGGAGCAACTGCTTGTTGATGGCCTCCTCGCGTCGGCGGAGCCGTGGCATGAGGACGTTCTGGGCGTAGATGAATTGTGCAGCCTCCGCTGTGGCTCGGTTGCTGTTCTCGGTTATTCCCATAATCTCGCGGGGGACGCCGAAATGCTCCAGCACCGCATCGCGCAGGTAGATGCGCCCGTTCACCATGTCCATGTCCTTCATGGTCTCGCCGACCTTCTGGACGCTGACCTCGCCGTTGACGGTCGCCAGCCCGTGGGACTTGAAAACGCCTTGGAAGCGTTCGAGCCATTCCATGCGGAAGCGTTTCCGTTGCTCATCGGTGCTTTTCGGCATCGCCTCGATGAGGTTTGGAGTGGCGTCGTTGTAGAAGAACCGCTTCTGAAACTTCGAGGCGTATTCGTCGGTCTCGACCTCGTCCGCGATGCTTTCCGACGCCCCAAGGCCACGCATGAACGGGTCATACGGGTTGAGGCTTTTCATCACGAACATATCCTCGACGGGTACGTCGATAATGCTCCCGCTGGTAGTCCGCACCGAGTAGTAGGGGTGTCCGAGGTATGGCGTCATGAACACCCAGTGGGTCGGTACCGGCCAGAGTTCGGCGGGTCTCCCTGCTTGGTCGCGCTCGATGATGAAGTATCCCTCGCCCTTGAGGAGGAGGTATATTTCGTGCAGCTGCCAAAGTGCCGCGCTCGTATACTCATGCAGGGGGTTCAGGTTGTCCCAGAAGTCGAGGAACGGGTGGGATACAATCTCCTGCTCGTCTCCGTCGCTTGCGATGGCGTACAGCTTGCCGGGCGCGAAGCTAAGGTCTGAGGCGATTCTGTCCACGACCGCGAGGCGGGGGCTGGTGCTGAACGTCTTAATCCAGTCGGAGGTATTGCTCTCCGGGGGACGCGTCCAGCGCGGTATCATATTGTTGGCGCGGCGGTTGAATTGGTCGGCGACGCTTTGCCGTCTTCTAAAGATAGGCATGGCGGCTCACCTCTCTTTCTCTTAGCATTTCGTGTCCTCCTTAGAAATCTATTGCCCAGTCGCTCCTCACCGGGTCGTAAAGGGCGAGGGCGAGGGCGTCCCCGATGTCGGGGGAGGAGACGCCGCGCTTTTTCATTGCCTCTTTTTTCTCCAGTTCGATGCGCCCTGCGCGGTTTATGCTGTACCTGCGGTTTGAAAGCTGGGCTTTCTGCCGGTCGTCGTGCCAGATGACGAGGGTCTGCTTTCGGAGAGCCTCGCGGACGGTTCCCCACATCACGCCGGTGCTGTTGGCGTACTCCACGGGGTCGGTGTCGCTAAGGGTGCCGCCCTCGCCTCCGAAGTGACACTCGTAGACCTCCAAAACGAACGGCACGGGTTCGGCATCGTCTCGCTCTGCCGCCGCGCGCCGCTTGTCTATGATGGATTGCTGGATTTCCTCGCGCTGCTCGTTCACTCGGTCGAAGACGCCGACGCCCAGCCCGTCGCAGTCCACCTTGACGTGTATCTCGCGGACGGTCTCGATGGCGGCGTATTTCCGAATGGCGGCGATAGTGTGACCAGCTATCTCCATCGTGTCGTTGTGGTGGTAGATGTCGGGTACGTCCTGCGCCACCTTGTCCCGCACGGGGGCGATGACGCTGCTGTCGTCTCCGAAGCGGGCGACGTCCACGCCGATGTCTATGCGGCGCGGCTCCTCCACGTCGGGTCGCTCTGCTTTGCTCTGGCGTTCGCCCCACGCCATCGGTATGAAGCTGTCCGGCAGGGCTTTGGGGAAGTCCCCGGACACGCGAACGCGAAAGACGTCGCTGTCCTCGCCGTACATTTCGATGATGGTCTGAATGAATTCTCTCGAAACGCGGCGGCTGTTGCGCCCGTCAATGTGAAAGGTGCGGTATGTCGCGCGGTTCTTCGTGTGGCTGTCCCGGAAGAAGCCCGTCAGCCGTGTTGGGTTTCCGCACATGAGCAGCTTCGCGCCGGGCGTGGTGAGCGCGCCGAGGACAGGCTCGAATATCTTGTCGTCGACGCCGCTTGCCTCGTCTATGATGTAGAGGACGTGTTCCGCGTGGAAGCCCTGCAGGGCGTCCGGCTTGGTTGCCGTCCGTGGAACGGCGAACCATTCCTCGTGGTGTCCTTTGAGGTATACCTTTTCTTGCGTCCATGTCAGCGTCTTTTCCAGCACGGGGCTGTTCCGTATCCACTTGCTTATTTCAGCCCAGAGGATATCAAAAAGCTGATGTTGGGTGGGCGCGGTACATGGGATTTTCGGAAAGGGGCGGGTGCATAAAAACCAGATGATAAGCCAGCTTTCCACCGCGCTCTTTCCGACGCCGTGGCCACTGCGGACGCTCGTCATGGCATTCTGGGCGACGCTTCGCATGATGTCGCATTGCTCCGGCTCCGGGGACGCCCGGATGATGTCCTCGACAAACTCGACGGGGTGGTCGTGGTAGTACCTGAGTGCTTTAGCGTTAATCATCAGCGTCGTCACCTCCTCGCCGTTCGAACGCCTCGGCCATCGCATCGACAAGGCTTTGAGTGCTTTCGTTCACGAAGGTCTTCGCCTCGGTCTCGGTCAGCTGGCGG